ATTTTAGAAGATATGATGACAGAGAACGAAACAGTTCTTGCTGAAGCAGTTGACACAATCAAGTCAGAAATTGCAGAGCAAGTTGATGAGTATCTCAACTATGTCGTCGAGCAATGGGTTGAAAGCAATCAGGTTGCAATCGAAACAGGTCTACGTGCAGAACTCGTTGATGACTTCATCAGCGGTCTCAAGAACCTATTCTCTGAGCACTACATCGAAATTCCTGAAGAGAAAGTCGATGTTGCTGAAGAACTTGCACAGCGTGTTGCCGCTCTTGAAGAAGCAGCAACAGCAGCCGCAGCAGAGAAAGCAGCAATTGTTGAAGAACTCAACGCTGCAAAGAAAAACGAAGCAATTCGAAAAATCTGTGAAGGTCTAACCGAAGTACAGGTTGAGAAAATGAAATCGCTCGCAGAGGGCGTGGAGTTCACCACAGAGGGTGAGTTTGATAATAAGCTCGCAGTATTACGCGAGAACTACTTCCCAGCAAAGAAAGTGATGAGTGAGGTAAAGGCAATTCAAGAAACAGCTGTTGAAGAGCCAGAAGTAGCAGAAGTTCACGGTCTAATGAAACATTATGTAGCAGCAATTACTAAAACGGCTCCAAAAGCCTAATTTAACGAACTGAGGTAAACACTTATGTATTTAAACGAAACATACGCAAAGAAGTGGGCACCAGTTCTTGATCACCCAGAACTCCCAAAGATCAGCGACCCATACAAGCGCGCTGTAACTGCCCTAGTTCTAGAAAATCAAGAGCGTGCTCTAGTCGAAGAATCACGTTCAATGCAAAACCTATGGGAAGCATCACCAGCCAACGCAGTTGGCGGCGGTATGTCACCAGTTGTCGGCTCAGAAGGCGGCATCAAAGGTTTTGACCCAATCCTAATCGGATTGGTACGTCGTGCTCTTCCAAACCTAATGGCATATGACATCTGCGGCGTGCAGCCAATGACTGGTCCAACAGGACTAATCTTTGCAATGCGCTCAGTATATGCTTCTTCATCAGCACGTGGCGGTGAGGCTCTATTCCTAGAAGCCAATACTGCACACTCTGGTACAGGCGACCACAATGCACTATCAGCTTCACTAAACCCAGCTGAAGCAAATTCTGCAGTGTTCGGTCTAGCCAATACTGGTACAGGCATGGCAACAACAACCGCAGAAGATCTAACCATGAAGTACATGGGCTTCCAGATCGATCGCGTTTCTGTTACAGCCAAGTCACGTGGCTTGCAAGCAGCCTACACGCTAGAACTTGCACAAGATCTCAAGGCAATTCACGGTCTCGATGCAGAAACAGAATTGACAAATATTTTGTCAACTGAAATTCTTGCAGAAATCAACCGCGAAGTTGTTCGTACGATCTATGCAACAGCTAACGTAGGTATCACATCTGCCGCACAAAACGTCGTAAACCTATCATCAAGCACCCTAACAGATGCTGCTGGTGGTACAAGCGGTCGTTGGCAGGTTGAAAAGTATAAGAGCCTATTGTTCCGCATTGAGCAAGCAGCAAACAAGATTGCCAAGGACACACGTCGCGGCAAGGGTAACTTGATCATCGTCTCAACAGACGTTGCATCAGCCCTAGCAATGACAGGTCTTCTTGACTACAATTCTGCTCTAAGCAACAACACAAACCTAACAGTTGACGATACAGGCAATACCTTCGCAGGTACGCTATTCGGACGCTTGAAGGTCTATGTTGATCCATACTCTGTCGCTGGCGCTGACTATGTTGTCGTCGGTTATAAGGGTACAAATGCTTACGACGCTGGCTTGTTCTACTGCCCATACGTCCCACTCCAGATGGTTCGCGCAATCGACCCAACAACCTACCAGCCAAAGGTTGGCTTCAAGACCCGTTATGGTCTCGTTGCAAATCCTTTCGCAACAGGCGCTGGCACTGGTGCACTAGCAGACGACACAAACTACTACTATCGTAAGTTCAAGGTCCTAAACGTCAATCAATAATTGATGTGCTAGTAAGTTATTGCCGACTGTATTATAACAATAAGGCAAAGAACTGGGGGGAGTCGAAAGACTCCCCCTTTTTTTTTACACCTAAATAATTGATATGGCGAAGATTATTCTTCTATCTGATTTGAAAGACCTGCGCAAACAAAAACAGCAGGAGTTAAAGTATTACTCAGAAAGATTAGAAGAATTAAATAAAAAAATGTTTTTCATTCGTAAAGAAATTGAGTTGACTAATTTTATTATTGATTTGATTGAAAAAGAAAACATTGTAGATTTACGGAAACTAATAGATGACAGCACTGACTAGAGCACCGTATAACAAAGATCTTTTACAAAGTACAAAGTTTCGAGTGACGTTTGATCGTTTGCCTGGAACAACGTACTTCTGTCAAACTGCAAACTTTCCTGGAGTTTCTCTTACAGAAATTCCAAGACAAACTCCATTTGTAGATCTGTATGTTCCTGGCGAAAAGATTGTGTATGATACATTCAACATCACATTTCTTGTAGATGAAGATCTACGTGCGTGGACAGACATTCATGATTGGATCCGTGCTACGACATTTCCAACTGACTTTAAAGAATATTTGGATTTACAAAGACTTGATCGAGCTGCAAACTTCAGAGCAAACTATAATAATAAACCGCAATACAGCAGCGCCACATTAAGTTTGTTTACAAACAAGAACAATCCAAACTTTCGTGTGAAGTTTATAGATTTGTTTCCAACATCGCTTTCAACGATTTTATTTTCATCTCAAGATTCTGCAGAGAATATTGTTACAGCAGATGCTACATTTAGATTCTCTTACTATGATTACGAAAGAATCTAGATATTATTCTTGAGAGTTCGTTCAAACCAGACATACTCATTATACTGGTGCAATGTTTGTAAGACAACTCTTGTATTGACTTGTCTTTTGATTTGAAATAGTGTATACTTTCGTGTATGAAAATAGAAACACCTCCGCTCGAAGAATTAATGCAGCAATGGGAAAAAGATTCCGAAGTTGATACTACGGAACCTGGCAAAGAGATTTTGCGCATTCCATTGATTCACAACAAGTATAACAAATACTTGTCGCTGCATAATCTTGCAGCCAAACGCGCAGCACTTGAGTTCGACAAATTAAAGAAACTCAAGTGGATGTACTACACAGGCAAACTTGACCAAGAAGAGTTAGACAAACTTGGTTGGGAACCATTTCGATTTACTTTGAAATCAGACATCTCTGTTTATCTTGACGGCGATGATGATCTAAACAAACTCAAGCGCAAGAAAGCCTATCACGAAGAGGCTGCAAATTTTTGCACCAATGTCATGAAAGAGTTAAACAACCGCACGTGGCAATTGAAAGAGTACATGGGTTGGGAGAAGTTTATTCAAGGTGCTCGATGATTGAACACGTCGTTGTTGAAAAAGTAAATAACATCTATGTTCAGGTTCATGCCGATGATGGCATCATTCGAGAGATGTCAGAGTTCTTTACATTCTCAACTCCAGGCTATCAATTCTCGCCAGCCTTTCGAAACAAATATTGGGACGGTAAGATTCGTCTGTTAAATACGAACACCAAACAGATCTATGTTGGTCTTGTTCCGTATATCAAAAAGTTTTGCAAGGATAGCAATTATGGTTTTGAATATCTCGACGAAGAAAAAGAAGTTCACCCAATTGACACAAAGAATCTCGCGACTGCTCTCTCCCTTCCATTGGAGCCAAGAGATTATCAGTTACTCGCGTCTAGCGTTGGACTTACGAAGAAGAGAACTGTACTCATTTCACCTACCGCGAGTGGAAAATCGCTAATCATCTACATGATGATTCGCCACCTGTTGAATAGTGGTAAGAAGCGCGGATTGTTGATTGTTCCTACGATCAACCTCGTCACTCAGATGCATTCTGACTTTAAAAACTATTCCAGCAACAATGGCTGGGATGTAGACAAGTATTGTCAAAAGATATTCGGCGGCGAAAGTAAAATTCCTGACACTGATTTGATTATCTCTACTTGGCAAAGTATCTACGACATGCCAAAGAAATACTTTGCGCAGTTTGATTTTATTATTGGCGACGAAGCGCATACGTTTAAAGCCAAGTCATTGACAAGCATCATGACCAAACTTATCAACTGCGATGTGCGTATTGGTACAACTGGTACACTTGATGATAGTAAAGTAAACAAATTGGTTCTTGAGGGTCTATTTGGTCCAGTGTTTAAAGTAATCTCTACAAAAGAACTCATTGAACGCAAGCAGTTGGCTAATTTTAGCATCAAGTGTATTGTGTTAAAGTATCCAGAGATTGTATGTAAGGCAATTAAAGGCTTTACAT